TCCATCGAGACCATCGACAGCATCGAGTTGGTGTCGACGCGGTCCAGGCGGCGGGCGTCGGCAGATTCGGCGACAAACTTTTGCTGGCTCAGAGTGCTGATGCCCAGCGTCGCCATCTGCATCTGCAGTTCTTTTATTTCGTTTGACTGGGCCTCGAAAGCGCTAGACGCAGGCTCCACGTAATAAGCCTTGTTACCGGGCTGCATCGCCAACGCATAGTTAACGCTAATGGCAAGGTCCTTGGTCTGGTCGTCCCAGCCTTCGAGGACAAGCATGGGTTGGCTGGCGACATGCAGGCTGTGGATCAGGTCGGCTTGGCGTTGGAAATGGGCCAGGTTTAGGTAGGCGATGTCCAGTAGTGGGGGTTTGCTGACCAGCGTGTCGGTCTTGTTCGAGTAAAGGGTTACGAGGGGGATTTCGCCCAAACTGTAAGCGCCAGTTTCAACTAGCTCGTAGTTGCCGCCCGTAGGGCCTGTTACGTCAAACGAGTTGGGGTACGGCATTTGGCCGTACATGTCCTTGCGGCTCTCCAGTTGGCGGTAGATCTCGTAGCGGCCTGGCTCGATGACGCGGATCTGGTCGTACACTTTTTCGCCGAAGCGGCCGTCGGGGACGATCGCTTTTTCCGCAATGCGGACCTGGATCAACTTGCCGTAGTTGACCTCGCGATCCAAGCGCCAGCCGTACACATTCTGCGGGTCGACCTCGATCCAGTACGGGCGGCGGTTCAGGGCACGTTCTTCCGCCAAGCTGCGGGCGCCAGTTGGGGCTGGGAAATCGACCAGTGTGTGGCAGTGGCCGTAGGTAAGGGCGCAGATCAGTAGGCGGCGGGCATACTCGTCCAGGTCCGAGCCGCAACCGTCGACGTCCTTGGCGAAGATTTCGCTCCAGTAGGGGTCGCCTTCGAGGACGATCGGTTTGCGTAGGATCAGGCCGGCAGCGGCGCGGACCAGTCGTTGGGTGAAGGGTGAGAAGACGGCGCGGTTGACGCGGGCCAAGTAGGCCGTGTAATCCTCGCGGGGTTCTAGGGGGAGGAAGGTTTCGCTGTTTTCGCGCAGGTATTCGGTGCCGAGGCTGACCGCTTTCATGATTTCCCAGCCGCGCATCATGTCCAGCACGGCGCGGGTGCGCGTGAAGGGTGAGTCAGTCGGGCCTTCGAAGGTCGAACTGACAAGATGGGTGCGGATTTGGCCGGGAACTGCGTAGGTCATCGGGTCACCATTTCACCTTATCGGCCCAGTAGGCGGCGGACATTTTGCCTTTCTTTATGTTAGAGGCATGACGCGCTTTGAACGATGCCCTTCTGGCCTTCGCTGCTTCTGTTTCTCCTGTTTTTGGTGGTGAGCCAGTTACGCCCTGTTGGCCGAAACGGATAAGTTTTACTTTGTCGCCGTCTTTTGCGAGGACAACGTGTGATTTTTCGGGGTGATTGGGGGTGCGTTTGGGTTTGTTATAACCCTCGAAGCGTTCGCCGCGATATTCAATCATCGTCTTCGGGCTCCTCGTCGTCGGGATCGGGAAGGGGCACCAGCACTTCGATTCCGTGGGCGAGCATTGTGATAAATCCGCCCAGAGTTTCGGGTATTGATGGTGTTTTGAAGGCGAATGTGGCGTGAGTGAGGTTGTCTTCCGCGTCGATTTCGATGTGGATGCAGCCGCCGTTAATGGTTTGGATTGCCATTAGCCGTGGTACGCAACTGCGATGTATGGGGTTACGTCGGGAGTACCAGAGTCGACTTGCGAGATGCGTAGTCTGACTTTGGCTGCGGGTTTGCCGTCGTAGAAGTAAACGTAGGCTCCAGCGGAGTTGATGGTTTTAGCAGTTTCGATGGTGAACCAGTTGCCGTTGAAGCTGCACTCGATGGCGAGTTTGAAGTTGGCGGAGCCGACCACGGTGGCAGCCATGCTGTAGCTGCCCGAGTGAGCAGGGATCTCGAACCAGTCGTCGAGGGCGGTGAGTTTGGCGCCGGTGTATTCGACGATGTTTGTGTGGCGGTCGATGGCGGTAATAGCTTTGGCGGCCATGATTACTTGCTCCGTTTTTTGGTGGGTTTAGCCGGTTTGGCGGTTTTGGCGGCTGCTTTGAAGGCAGCGTCGGTTGGGGCGCCTTTTGAGCCAGGCTTACGCATTTTTTCGTTGCTTCCGGCAGCGATGCGCTTGCGCTTGGCATTGATATTGGCGTAGAGACCGGGTTTAGCCATTACTTGGTCCTCTTTTTGCGGGTTTGGCCAGCCTCGGAGAGGGCGATGGCGATTGCCTGCTTGCGGCTGGTTACTTTTTTGCCCGAGCTGGACTTAAGGGTGCCGGCGCCGTACTCCTCCATTACCTTGGAGACCTTTTTCTGGGCTTTTGTGGGCTTTTTGGCCATGGCTCCAGGGGGATTTGTCTCAGTCTACGGTGGTTAGTAGAGGCGGTAGTTGGTGCTGCCGAGCTTGGAGTAGTTGACGAGGTTGAATTGTTGGAGGCAGAGGTAGCCGAAGGCGTCGAAAGCGTGGTCGACGCCGAGATTTTTGTTGGGGAGGCCGGTGTTTGGGGTGTAGGTCAAGGTGCGGAGGGATTTGATGAGTTCTTTGCAGCGCGGGTGGATCAGGGTGCGGCGTGTTCCAGCAGCGTCCAAAAGGGCGGTGTTGACGCACGTGACCTTGTCGCGGATTTTCCAGGGGGATTTGGGGCTGGAGACGGTGAAGCCGCTGCGGCGGAGGATGTTGTGGTCGGTGAGTCCCACGCCGCTGGTTTTGCGGGCGCCGCCGGTGGGGTCGGGGCAGGCGATGATGCGGCGGTCGACGCCGAAGCGGCGGGTGACTTCTTCGGAGAAGTCCCAGGTGGTGGCGCCACCGGTGAGCATGATTTCGTCGAAGACGTAGAGGGTGTCGTCTTTTTTGACCGCGCAAATGCCCGACATGGGGTCAACGTTGAAGTCGACGCCGAGTAGGAGAGGCAGGACGGGGATGTCGGCGGCTTCGGTGGAGATGTTCGAGTCGGCGAAGGAGACCGCCACTAGGCCGGAAAGATTCTCGAAGCTGGCTTCAAATTCTTGGCGGAAGGTGCGGGCGTCGAGTTGGCCTCGGGCGGCTTCGATTTCTTCCGGTGGGACGTTGTCGCCTTCGATTGTCGTGAATTGCCAGCGGCTCCAGTCGTTGTCGCCGCTTTCGGCGTATTGCCATAGTTCGTAGAACCAGCTGGCAGTGCCGTCGGGGGTGGAGATGAACAAAGCCCAGCCTTGTTTGTCCGCTAAAGCCGGGCGGATTACCTCGAACCAGACTTCGGCGTCCATGAAGGCGGCTTCGTCCAGCACCACGCCGGCCAAACTGCGGCCGCGCAACGCCATTGCGTTTTCGGTGCCCTTTAATTCGATCGTGCTGCCGTTTACCAGCTCAATCTTCAGGTCGGTTTCGTTCTTGCTCTTGATCCAGGCCTTTGGGACGAGCTTTTTCATCACCTTCCAGGCGATGTCCTTCGCCATTCGGTATGTAGGGGCCGCGTAAAAGAACGTTTCGCCCGGCCGCTCGATCGCCCCACGCAATAATTCGATACATGACAGGTAGCTTTTGCCGAAGCGGCGGCCGGCAACCAGCACACGGAAGCGTTTGCGGCTGCCAAACACCTCGCCTTGGGCCCAACGGAGCGTTAATGCTGGCGATTCGGGCATTTAGTGGCCATTTTTCTAGCAGGTACCCTGCAGTGTATTACAAAAATCGCAACACTACCCCCAGGTGTGTAACAAAAGAAGGAGATGGGAATGTACCAGTAGGTTCCCTGGGACCCGTTACGGCACCGCCCGGATCCCGAACCCGCCCCCTGGGGGTCAGTGGTACGGCCGTACTAGCCCGCGAGTGCTCGGCGGACGGTAGTACGGCTGCACTGCAGGTGATCAGCGATGCGCTGCTGCGTCCAGCCGTAGGACCGAAGCCGCCGTGCACGCTGGGGCCTGGACTCTGTGGCCCAGAGCAGGATCAGCAGCGGGAGCAGGATCAGAGCGGCGATCGCCGCGAGTGTCGTAGTTGTCATGGCGTGGTGTGCCGAAGGACTCCCTAGTCTTGCACAGTAAGAAGCCGGACCCGTGGGAGCCCGGCCAGATGTTGATAAAACGTAACGTAGTGCCGTTGTACTAGTCCGCCGGAACCGTGGCGCCGATGGCCAGGCCCCCAGCCGCGAGTGCCACGGCGAGGGGCAGGTTAGCGGTGGACGTGGCGAGTGCCAGCAGAACGAGAGCGGCAATGGTGCGCTTCATGGCGTGGTGTGCCTGAACTACTCTCACACAATAGCGACGCCTGGGGTCGCGTCGAGGTCGCAGCGTCCCAGGCTTCACACTCTGTAACAATCGCAGGGGATCAGGCCTGCCGCTTGTCCTCAACCGTGATTTGCAGCGCTGGCGCTTGGGCCGCCAGGGTCTCCGGTGCGACCTCACCAATCACCGCGCCCATGTCTTTGAGCAGCATTGCCACAGTCTGTAGCTGACCCTTAGCTAGAGCCTTACGTACAGTGGCAAGCCTTAGCGCCTGGATATGGTTCAGAAGATCGGACCTTGTGGCCTGTTGCTCAACCTTTAAAAGCTCCAATGCGCGGGAGTAGTCAGAGTCTGCCGTTCTCAGAGACACGCCGAAGCGTTGAGTAAGGCGAGCGGTTACTTGACGCCGTGTCCCACCGTTGAGCATCTCGGCATAGCACCAGTTCACCCGTTCTTCGACTTTGTCAGCGGGACCACGACCACCGCGCCACCGTTTGCTGTCGTCGTTAGCGACGTTGGTAACGACTTTGCTATCAGTCTCCGGCGTAAGTTCCGGAGCTTCGCTGTTAAGTTCCGGTGCGTCGTTCACTGTTGCATCCCAGGCAGTGCTTTAATCTTAAGCTCTCACGTTGCAAGCGAGCGAAGCGAGCGCAGCAAAAAGCCCGGCAGCATGGCCGGGCCCGTAGGGTCTGGAGTGTGCCAGTCAGCCCCCGTACCAAAACAACCCGGCGAACCACTCAAGCCAGTCCGCCTTGCTCTCGGGGTGATCAGTCCAGGGGATGCCCCAGTCTTGATACTGCAGTTGCGGCCTGTAGGGTTCCAATCGGTGGTCTAACTCGCCGATGATGCGGACTGCCGGGCCACCAGTCGCTAGCAGCAGTTCGAACTGCGCAGGCTCAAAGTCCGAACCGGGAGCGTGCCAGTCTGAACGGACTAGGACAGACAGGGGCAGTTCCCGCGCATAGTCCGAGACTGCCTCGCCGATACTGTCGCGGGTAGCGTCAAGGTCCCAGCCCTGATCAGCCGCAAATGCTGCGGACGCTGGGGCTAGGTCTTCAATGCTCCAGTCCCTAGCACTGGCAAACATAGCCAGATCATAGAGAGCCTCAATAGTCTGCATCGTGCTACGTGCCGAGAAGAAGGCGTCACGATGCGAGTCAGTCAGTGTTGCTGTTGCCATGGTGGTTTGCCGTGGTGTGGCTTATGTGCAATGGTAAGGCCTGAACCGGCCGACTGTCAAAAGGACCAGCTGAGATAGACCCGGTCATCATCTCCGACGTAAGCGCCGATGGGTCCCTGCGCCTTTGCTAGCTGCTCCATGGTTTCGCAGCAATCACGCTCAACGCCAGGCAGCCACCG